TCATAGGTTATTTTTGCGGGCATCTTCCGTATCTATGTTGAACAGTTCTTTCAGGAACACCACGACCGCCAGCCCTATCAGCACCGTCTCCAACGAAAACCCGGACTGGTCAGCCAAGTAGAACACCGACCAGAAGTAGAAACAGTGACCGAGGATGTTGATCACTAGACCCCCGCCGGCCCGAACGCGAACTTGCGTCCATCGCCGGTCAGCTTCCCGATGATTCTGCCAGACTTGCTCAAGATCGGCGTCGCCAGCCCGTAGCCGCTGACGTGGCCGTTGTCCAGACAGGCGCACTGGCAGGCGTGATTGCTACTCCGCAACGGCGTCTGCTCCCCGCTGGAGCAGCTCTTATGGCTGCCGCTGGCGCACGGTATGCACCGCCTCGCTGTCGTCGCCGTTACCACGGCCTCGTCCCCGATCTCCGTGAATTGTCGTGCCATCTCCTATCTCCCTGCTTTAAATGATCTCTCAATCCACAGCCATGTAGTCCCAACGATCGTAGCGACGGCCAGGAGTATCAGGAAGTACCGGCTGGTGAGTAGTTTACTGGTGATCATCTAGAGCCTCGCCCGCCGCTCGGGTGAGTTGAGTGACGGGCTCGGCTCTGCTGGAGAAGGGTCGCCGCCTGGGACGCTGTAGGCTGCCCCTTGCGGCTCGAAATGTACGATGCAACTTCAACAAAGAAGCTGAAGGTCACTGCGGGCCTCCAAGGGGGTTAGAGGCCCGCAGTTCTGCTGGGGCGAGCGCTGGACCCACTAACACAGCCGCACTCCCTGTGCGCTCGCCCGGTTGCAGACTAAATTTAAACCGCTTGTCGGCTGTCGTGCAGAACATGCACCAGCCAGCCGTGTCGGTCATGTGGTAGGCAACGTGATGGTCCCATTCTTCTCGGATGGTGAAGTTAAGCATGATTAGCACTCCCAGACGATTTCGGCAGCCTCCGGTAATCGTCGATGTTGATATTGAGGTCGTCGCACCAGTTCCGTAGGGTCTGGCCTGATATCATCAACTTGACAGCGGCCTGCTCGATCAGCCGGGGCTTGCCGCGCAGTTCATCCAGCGTCTCGGTGACGATCTGGCGCACGTCCTTGCCGGGGTGGCGCTGTTCCAGTTCTTGTTGTGCGAATGATTTAAGCATCTAAGTCCTTAGTTAAAGGGGGTTAGTTTTCGTTGTAACCCTCGCAGGCGTCTACCTCCAGGTAACGGCTTCCGCGGCCGGATCAGTGGATTAATTAGCGGCTAGCTTTCATGCTAGACGCTACGATCTTCCACGCCTCGAGCGTCGTTAATCCGAGTTTGATATTCATCGTGTCGGCATAGTCCTGCGCCTCGGAATATGTGCCGAATGTTGGTACATTACTCATGGTGTAATGGCCGGCCATGTCCTGATACGCTATGCCGATGCTTGATCCGGTCTCGGTTATGATTGCTGTAAATGCGAATTCCATGTTTGAGCCCCCTCTGTGCTTGTTTGTTTGGTCAAACGGAGTTTAGCGTTAGCCAAACGCGTTTGTCAAGTGGGTTAGACAAGTTGGTTGGAGAATGGTTAAACCGGTATGCCTTCCCCGATCCACTGGCGCCGCTCGGCGTTCAACTCGAAGTAGTGTTTCTGGGTGGTCCTGACGTCCGCGTGGCCGACCATCTTGGACGCCGCCACCATCGGCACGCCCAGGACGTCCACCATGGTCTGGACGAAGAAACTGCGGAACTCCTTGGGCTGGACCGGCCGCCCCAAGGACGCCATGCCGGCGTTGGCGAAGGCGTACCGTAGCCCGCGGCTCTTGATGTTGAATGCCTTGTCAGTCGGCGTCAGTGCCTGCCCCTTGATGTAATCGCGGAGCTGGACTCCAAGCCCCGGCTGTAGGTAGATCGGCTCGTAGGGCACGTCCTGGGTGCGTTTCTTGGACCGCTTGACGTAGATGATGGACGTGGGGCCGTCCAGGGCACATTCGCGCACTGTGAGCCCCAGGACTTCGTTCACGCGGAGCCCGGTGTTGCGGAGGGTCATACAGATCAGCCGGTCCCGCCAGTTGGGTAGGGAGTCGCGGAACCGCTCGTATTCGGTCTGGGTGAGGGTGTCCTGCATTACCTCGGAGTCCAGGGAGGGGAGTGCCGGGAGGTTGTCTTGCCGGGTGATGGCCATTTTGCCCTTTTCTCCGTATAGCGGCAATGATTGCCGTTATTACAACAGACAGCCCGGTCGGTGTAAACGTGGACCTGTCCCGGGCTTTCGGATATTTTGCTGGTTATTGCAAGAAGGGGCAACGGGCTAGGTCAAACCTACGCCCCGGACCCAAGCCTTCTTAAATTCAACGTAATCCACAAGGCGCACCCATATCCGCCGCCATGGGTCTTTCAGAGACTTGATAGCGCCGCACCGTATGTAGACTTTGAATTGGGAGTGACTGAGCCCCAGCATCTCCGCGATCTCGCGCGAGCGCCGGTATCCCCGGAACACCAGCCCCATTTCGTAATCAACGCGACGGTCAAAGGCTTTCTGGGCTGCGCGGTCCAACCGGTATTGGCGGCATTTCTGGCAGATGGAATATCCGAACGCCGGGGGGCCGTGACCACAAGTAGGGCAGAGGCCGTTGGCGATGCGAGTTGACCGAACGAGCGCAGAACGCCGCCGCTCTGAGGCTTTAGTTCTTATGGTGCTTCGTCGTCTAGGGGGATGTGTAGAGACAGACTGACGGATAGCTCTTTGCATCTGCGGTCTAGGAGCCTGTAAAGCACCTCAGCGTCGTTGGCGGCATCGACCGGATCACGTCTTAATGCCGACCCCAAAGCGGCAATGAGCCAATCGCTGGCCGTCGGGTCTTCCATGATATCTTCGGGTGTCCTATTTGCCATACATCGCCTCCCACACCTTGAACGGGTTGCCGTCGCGCACCAGCATCTGGCCCCCGAACTTCTGCTGTTCCAGCCAGAACTCCCGGTCGGGGTTGCTCTTTATGCGAACCACCTCTCACCAGCCGCCAGCAACATCACGAACGCCACGACCGCCAGCGATATGCGGCTGTTCATGGTCAACATGCCGGCACCCCCGTTATGTTGACCAAACCGCCATTCTGCTCAAGGTTGGTCATCGCTTGATCTTCCGCCTCTTGATGGGCGACGTTTTCTTCGAGCCGTCCGCCAGTTCGTTCTGATCGAAGGCTATGGTACTGCCTGTGACAGTCACATCCTCAAAACCCATCTTGAACTTGCGCGCAGGCGGTCGGGACCGCGTCAACTTAATGGCCACGAATGTCTGCTGCGGCGATCTGCCATCAGGATCACGGTCCAGCCACCGAATGCTGCCTGTACGCAGATTCAGGATGGCTCTATTCTCTCCCTGGCCCCAGCGCACCTCTTCCGCGAATACCCCGCGGGGTAACGGCCTGCCGTCTTCCATGGTGATAGATGGCCGCGGTATGCGCGGCTTGACTGGCGGCGTGTCTTTGGGCGGCGGCTTTCCAGGCGGCGGCTTTCCAGGCGGCGGCACTCTCGTCGTCGGCGGCACTCTCGTCGGCGGTATCCGCCTGACGGGAGTCGGTTCACTGGGTGGCGGACGCTTAATAGGAGGTGGCTCGACGATATCGTCCAATGGATCGAATACGGTATCTGGGCCTGGGAGAAATTCCGGCGCCTCCAGGGGCGGGCGTATCGGCGTGGGTTGCAGGGTGTCGTCCGTAACCGGCAGCGTCACCGGCACCGGTGTCGGCTGCTGGAGTGTAGCAACATCGGCATCTGGTCTGCTTCGCGGCTGTGCTTCTTCAAAAGCAGCCTGTAATTCCTGTTCTGTCAGAGGCTGCGTCACGCTGAACGGGGCCACTTGCTGCTGTTCTGCCGGTTGCACGAACTCTTGCGGTAACGGCAACTCGCGCGGCAGAGGCAGCTCCTGAGGCAAGGGCTGCGTCTCAGGTAGCGTCAGAGGCTGCACCTCGGTTTCCACCTCTGTTAGAGGCAAGACCCGGGGCAGCACCTGTGGCGCGACGGCAGGCACTAGCCTCTGAGGCCCTGGCACGAAGCGCGGCGCTGTGCGTGGCTGGGGCGTGGGCGCAGGCTTTGTGACCGGCTTGGGGCCGGGTTCAGTGAGCGGCTTAATTAAAGGTTTGGTCAGCGGCTCCGATAGCGGCTTGGTGCCAGGCGCGAAAGGTTTAGCCGGCGGCTTACTAGGCGCGATCTTAGGCTCTGGGAGCGGCGGCTCGGTTGGCTTTTTAATTGGCAGGGGCGGCGTCTTGGTTGGCTCTTTTGGCGGGGGCGCCGGCTCTGGTTTGACCGGCTCAGGCCGAGGCCTGTCAGGCACCGTCCGTCTTTCGGGTAATGGCGCAGGATCACCGCGCCGCACAGGCGGTCTCTCTGGCGGGACTCCCGGCCCTCTGTCAGGCGGCGTCGGCTTACGTATAGGCTCACGTACAGGTGCGGGCGGCCGGGTCCGGGGCTTGGCCGGTGCTTCGGTGGCGTTCCTGATGATGTTGGCCAGGCGTGCTTCGGTCACAGGCCGTACCGGAGGTGCGAAGCTCAAGTCTCCGCGCTGGTCGGTCAAGGACGTCCGCACAACCTTACTCTTCGGAATGGCTATAACGCGCCGTGTCACCGGGCCACCTGGTGTCACCGCGCCACCTCGTGTCACCGCGCCACCTGCCGCCCTGGCGACTGGGACCACGAACAAGACCACATCCAAGAACGCCGATGTCGAGAAGAACGCGAGGTTGGTCGGCGTCGGGCTCCGCTGGACAGTCTTGTACAACATGAACGTGCCGAGGCCAGGCACAAGATATCCGATGTCCTCGAACTCGCCAGCCGGGTTCTGGCCTTTGATGCCGGAGATGATCACGCGCGCCTCTTCAGCGCCTATATCCCCGCGCTCTACTGCTCCTGTGATGTCAAGTATGGCGCCCGATTGGCTGGCTGCCCGTTCCGCCACAGGTGACACCTGGACACCTGCCAACGCTCCCTGCAGTGCCGTCCGCCTAATGGCGTCCCTTGCCTCTATCTGTAGGTCTTCAGGAAGCGCGAACTTCTCGCCAGGCAGTGGTGCAGGCCGTGCCACAGGGCGAGGCACAACAGGGATGGTTGCGCCTGTCTGCCGCGCGCGCCGCTCCAGCGCGAACAGATCCCTCTCTTGCTGCCGCCGGAAGGCCGCGGATATAGCCCCTTCTGGCACTCCAAGCGCGCGCAGGTCGGAGACTGCCACGCCTTTATCTATCGCATCATCCAGGCGTATCTGGTCGGGCGCATCAATAGGGCCGGGAACATCAGTCTCGATGAACTCACGCAGAGCAATCCTAGCCCTATTGAACTCGCGCTCTTCCGGAGTCTCTGATGGCGTAGGCGCCGCGAAATCGTCCGTTGCCAGGCTCTCTAATCCGACTGATGGGCCGATACGGACCTGCTCTATGACTTTAGCCTCGCCCCTCACTCCTGCCAGCGCAGTGTCAACGTCCGAGGGACTGAACCCTGCATTGGCCGCGGTACTAAGCGCGCCGCCCTGCTCAAAGAAACGGGTTAGGTTGTAACCAGCGGCTGTTTTAACGTCCCGCACCGCCTCGATGGCCCTGAGTGCCGCCTGTTGGCGTTCGATACGCGCAACCTGCTCTTCAGGGACGTTTAACCCGCGCAAGATATCCGGCGCCACTGCCACGCCGGACGCAAGAGCTGCGCTGACCTGGTTAATGGTGCTGGCCGTGGTGATCGCCTCGGCTTCCTGTGCTTCGATCTGAGCCCGCGTCTCAGGAGTGACTATCGTTTTGATGATCTCGCGGATGCGGTCTTCCGATACACCCCTGTCTCTCAGCTCCCGGGCGGTGATATTGGCGGCCCTGTTGGGGTCAGTGGTCCGTGTCTCTATCGCGGCGGCTTCTTTAACGTTTACCACGATGCCAAAGGGGTCTACCTGGACATCGACGCCAGCCTCTTGTTGGAGCCTGGCCGTTTCTGCTGCTTGGTCAACGACGACAGGCTCCGCGGTTGGTGCCTCATCCTCGACCGGCGGCGGCGCGGCAACTTCTTCCTCTTCGACCGGGGGGGCGTCGTCAGGAGGGCTTACAACAGCCTCGGGCGCAATCTCAGGGGCCTCTTCGGGCGTGGCGGCCTCACGGGCCGCGGCCTCTTCTGCGGTGGCTACTACCTCAGCCCCGGCCTCGGCTGTGATAAGGCCCTTCTCGACATCGCGCTCGACATCGGCCTTGATCTGTTCAACGTTTGTCTTTGGCGTGGTCATGCTCTAACGGCCCAAAGCCAACTTAACCATGCCCAGCATCAACATGCCGGACAGCGGGTAGAACAGGATGTACTTCACATAGACATAAGGCCCTTCGAGATAGGAATAATCCCAGATAGCCATGCGCGCCAAGGCCGGTACCAACCCGACAACAGCGGCCACGGATCCGAACAGTCCTTTAAAGAAGCCGGTGAAGCCTCCCTCGGAAAAGGCGATGTTTTCGTTGAATTTGGTCAGGTCGTCGATGATACCACCTTGACGTGTGAAGACTTGCCGATTAGCCCCATTTTTGTCGAGCAGGGAGTGTCCATCTTTCGGTGTGCTGCTGCCTTTACATGCACGAGTGAGCCCAGTGAACGTCGTGGCCGTAACACCGGTATAGCAGACGACCTCTTGGTCGATACGGAGCGACCCAGTGGGCTTGAACCCCTGTGTCCGGTGAACGCTCATGGTCGTGTCTGTCCGGCTCATCTGTGCTGTCAGTGTCGTGCTGGCGATGCCGACGTTATTCTCGATCACTGCGCTCAAGATGGACAGCGAGATAAACACGAATATCAGGAATCCATATAGATTTAGACTCATACGGCCAACTTCCCAGGTCTAACGAGTATCAGCACTCCGGCGATGGGAACGAATACAAAGATGATCCAGCCGGGCAGGAGTCCGTCGCCTACCGCCAGCCAGAACCCGATGGTCGAGGCCATGCTGATAGCGGCCACCAGGAGGCTCTGTGATAATACCACTGCCAGGGCGCCAACCCCTACGATGGTCAACCCCAGGAATATGAACCAGACAAACCGCGTCGGCAGTCCATCACTGGCGGCAGCCATGGCGTCGACAAGCCCTTTTCCGGGCAATCCATCAAAGCCGACTTCGTTCTGGTTGAACAGATTATTGTTCGTGGCCGACCCGGTGACCTCACTGACAAGGTTCGGGGCGGCCAAAGCCTGCTGCGTCGACAGTTGGACCTTTGTTGTTGTCAACGGATCGGTCGTTGAGGACACACCAGATGCCTGAACAGGGAAGCTCATAGTACCGGTGTTCCCGCTGCCCGAACGGTCAGAAATTGTCGCGCTAGGCGTGTCGTTCAGTTGGTAGTACAGCTCCTGCCCCGTTGAATCTTCCACTATTAGCCCCAGGGCCGTGATTAAGGGGGTCGCAGAGGTGTCAGTGGTAGTTAGGGTCACTCGCACCCGAAAATCAGTGATAGTTGAGAGGCTTTCGCCCACTGTTATGCCAGTTGGACAAGATCCGTTGGTTGCGTCGGAATAACTGGTCCCGCCGTTGACGGAAGTGGCGATGGCGACGGTTGTATTAGTCGGTGTGGTCGCTTCCCAGCCGATGGCGCAGTACGCGACGTCCGTGACGCTACTCAGGTCGATGGCGGTGGACACTCTGGTGCCGGAAGTCTGGAAAGATGGCGTGATGGCGAAGGTCGGGGTTGCTATCAACCGCCGGCCGCCGATGGCGTCGGCAGTGACCTGGACTTCGATGACCTCCGTCTCCGGGATGGCGTAGGCCGACTCGGCCGTCAGGGTGATGGTGACGACGGTATCGCTGGTCCGGACGACATCGCCAACAGCGAACGCCAGGGAGTCCCACCCATTGGCGTCCGACATATTGGATTCGATGCCGTTTAGGATGGCCTGCCGGGTCGCGTTGAAGGTCGCGCCGCTGGCAGCCCATTTAGTATTGGTCAGCGTGATAATGATGGTCTTACCGCCGGCCACTATATTGGCCGGCGTCCCACCGCTGCCGCCGAGCGTCCCGGTGATGGCGGCTGATTCAGATCCGAAGGAGATGGCGATGGTCGGAGTGGCTGTAACGTCGCTTGCGCCTAACACTAAAGCAGCATTAGGGACCGTGACGGTGATGGTCTCGTTGGACGAGATGTTGTAACCGTTGACGTCGTCCGCGTCAATAGTGACCGTAACCACGGTGCCAGAGGTACGGGCGACCGAGGTCACATCCAGATTACTGCGAACCTGTGCGTTCCATCCGTGTTCCTGTGACCCGCCGGCGCTGATGTTGTCGATGATGTTCTGCCGTTGGTTGTCGAAGGCGGACCCGCTGGCCACCCATGTATCATTGGTCAGAGTGATGATGATCGTGCCGCCGTCCCTGACCTCCTGCTCGGTGGCTCCGTCACCTATGGTCCCCGTGATCGCGGCGGTGATACTAATATGAGTCACGATCAGGCTCGGGCGAGTATCGCCGGGGTCTGCCTCTTCAGCAGAAGCAATCTCCACCTGCCCACCTTTATCAGCAGTAACTGTTGGTTCGGAATTGTCCGCATCCGACGCGATCCTATAACCAAGTTTGGTGATGCCTGTTGCGTCGATAGCGGCCAAGCCGGAAGCATTCAACGTGAACGAGTGATTGGTTGAAGCATTGGCAGTCATGCTAGCGATTGGTATGTCTGTGGCAAATTTAGTAGATCCCAGCCTGGCGTAATCGCCGTTTACAACTGCCGTATTCGACGCAGGGGCAGACGCTACCAATGACATTGATTGGGCTTCTACCAGATTATCTAAGACTGCCCCTACCTTAAAATCTTGAGTCGCGGAGACTATTAGATCCCCATCTGGCAGGCTGCTTGTATCGTACAAATGAGTGGCGCGTGCAAATAACGTCCATTGCGTCCCGGCGCCGTTGACACGTATTTTCGCCTCGATTCGTGTGCTTGTATCCGTCGACTGATCGCCAGCATCAGCCCGAATGGTTGCCCAGGCAGCGTCGGTAGCCTCATTGGAGTGACCGTCTACAGAAGTGGACTCAGGAGACGAGTCAGGATAGAAAGTGCTGACCGTGCCATATTCCACCAATCCCAGTCCAGTGTTCACCGGCGGCAGGGCACCGTTATAGGCAAGGAGTGTATCGGCGTCGTCTATAACATACGCCCGGGCCACTAGATGAGAGAATTTCGCCAGGAGATTACCAATGCCATCGGCGTCGCGAGCGTTGTACGGGATCGGCTTCTCTATCAGCCGACTCTGGCCTCTCTTCAGTCCCTGCGGCCATTCGTCGGGGGTCCAGTCCTTGCGTTGATCGTGGATCTTCTGGATGACATCAAGAATGGACTTGTCTTCCATAAACGGTGTGGTCTGCCGTTTCCACTCCTGTCTCTCAGGTAAGTATTGTTTCAGTGCCGGCGTTGCCGGCGTTCCTGCGCGGAAGGGCGCGATCCGGCCGTTGGCTAATAAGAACAGTCCGTCTTCGTTCTTTTCCCGCGGGAACTTCTTACCTTCTCGGCCTTGCCACAGGTAATTCTCGAAATAATCGAATGACCCGTCGACCTTGAAGTGTTCGACCTCGACAAGGAGCTGCCCGTCATGGTCGCTGATTGCGATGATGCGGAAGTCAGGCGTTGCGGCGGAGACATTATCTCCGGAGCCCGCCGGCAGAAGCAGCGACCCTGCGACAACTGCCAGGACGGCAAGGCCAACAACCGCCCTTTTGGCAAACCGCTTCCGGTACAACTTCTTGAGATACGCAGGCAACACCAACGCAAAAGCAGACGGGATCCAGACAGCCAGGAGTAGGGTGAGGACGGCTATCCAAATGTATCTACCCATCAGTTAGCCAACCCCAGCGCCCCGGTGTACGCCTGAGTGTTCGTCAGCGTTCCAGTAGTAAAGTTAGAGTAGTTGGTATCGAAGTCAAACACCGTGGCCTCTGCCGTATCCACTCGGACCCACTCGAAATAGTCGATGCCGCTGTTGTTCGCCCAAGTCAGGTTGTTGGCCGTGTCCGTGATCGCTTGCGGTTCGTAGCTGGCGAAGCCGCCTGTCGCGCCTACCCATGTGGCTGCGCCGCTAACGCCGTCTGACGCCACTATGATCCTTTGCGTCCCTGTTGCGGGCACGGTGATGCCGGTCACATTGCCGGAACTGGACGTCTCGCCAGTTAGAGCCGTCCCGATCGCCGGACTTACCGCGGACCCGCTGACATTCACGGTTATAGCGCCGGTCTTGTTTAAGACGTAAGTGCCTGATCCCGCGGCGCTGAAGTTCAGACGGCCTTCCATGGCCAGCGAGTAGGCGCTTCCTAGCTCTAGCCCTGGCGCATCGCCGGTAATGATTCCGTCAGTGCCAGGGAACGTTTGATGGGCAGAAGTAAGATCAGTTGAGCCGCCAAGATGAAGCGTGACCTGCTCTTGGTTGTTCACGTCCAGGTCTTCTACCCACACCCACCATTGGCCATTCTCGTATTGCTGGCGTGAGCCCAGCGGCTGCGTGGTGATGCTGGTGAAGTCACTGACCCTGGCCCTGCCCCAATAAGAACTGACAGTGGTTCCTGTGGTGGTGCGTGTCGCCCAATCTGTGGGCATATCCCATGTGGTGGAGTTCTTGCCGAGTGTTGTCCACCCATTGGTACGGTCGTCCACGTTGCTCAGCGCAGTAAACTCGCGTCCGTCCCAATACTCATAGGTGATTGTCCACGTCCCCGCGCCGACGGTGTCAACATCAGACGTCAGGATGCGGCAGGGGTTGTCGCAGCCAAAATACCAGGCATCCCCGACCGCAGGCGCTGGCGGAAGCAACGGCAGGTCGTTAAGCGTGGTATTTTGGGCTGCAGTCGTGTATTCCGTATAGACTTCGCCATCCTGCTGGACCGCGCCTTCAACTTGTATCGCCCCGGTAGCCGGCATCCCCGGCACGTCTACGTTACCCTTGTGGACCAGGGCGTTTAGGGCGTCCGCCTCGATAAAATTGCCGTCAATCAGTGACGCGCCAGAGATGGTAAATGCAGCCTGAACGTCATCAAGGTCAACAGACCCGGAGTTGGTGATGTTTACCGGGACTATATACAAGGCTGTGGAAACGTCGCCCGCGTGGAGGGCGCGGCCCATGGACATCCAGCCCAGCACCATGATGCTGAGAAGTGTTGCCGCGAGGACTATCTTACGGGCTATATCTTGTCGAAGTACCACGCCATTCCTAGAACTAAGCCCAGTCCCAATCCGGCCACAACAACGAACCCTAATACGTCCGCGGTCAAGCTAAGTATAGCTGACACGACCGTCATGGACAGGCTCACCGGCAACATGATTACGGCGAACATCTATGTCCTCTTCCCTATCAACGTCCAGCCCAATCCAACCACGGCGATGGCGGCCGTGATCATCACTATCTCCAATGGCATCCAGCCGACCGCTCCGAACATAGGCAGGGTCACGGCCACGGTCATTACGCCGTACTCATTGGCCCTGGACGTGTTGTCCAGCACCTTGGCTGTGAACCACATTATCATGGTGATCCAGAACAAAGAGAAGCCAGCGGTCAGGAGCGTCTTCGGGACCTGGTAGGTATCTGCCAGCGTCTGGAATTTGGTGTCGACCCAGTTCCCTTCCCAGAATGTGCCCAGGTCTTCTGCCAGGTCTTTGTCGAACCCGTCCGTCGCAAAGTCCACTGATGTCGTTGCCTCAGAGAATATCTGCGGGACCATGGCTGAGAGCTGCGGTATAGCGTTGGAGAAGTAATCGGCGCCTGAGTCCGTCAGTAGCGCAGACGATATAAGATCTTGGCTGTTCGCTGCCCATGCCGCATCGAACTCAAGCGTCTGTGCGAATCCCTTGATGTATTCGCTGAGCAAGAATTTGGTGTTGGTCGCGTCCTGCCACTGGATAGTGCTGGTCTCAGTGGTCGGGGGCATTCCGGGGAAGACGGCTGGCTTGCCCCGCAACTGGATCTCGTAGGACTCGGAGTTTGGGTTCTCAAACTCTATCGAGTCTGTATCTTTCTGAGCGCCTGTCCAGTAGAAGCTGTAGATGCCGCGCCCATACCCCTTATCATTGAACGGGAACGGCTCGATGGAGTTCAGTTCAGTGGCCGACCGCAGGAAACGACCCACGAACGCATCGCTGATAACCTCGTCTGGAATGCTGCCGTAGTCCAGGTTGTAATCCACCAAGACCAGCAGGTCGTCGGTCTCAATGACACTGTCATAAGCGCGGACGTCATTGATGGTGATGGTGTCTGGATCGGAGATGGCATAGGCGATGCCCAGTGCCAGCGCATAGAGCCCGCCGACGATCATCAGCGCCGCTAGGGCGATGCGCGCGCGTGTGCGCCATTTATTGCGGGTGGCGTTAGGTTGTGAGTTGCTCACGATATTTCCTGCGCCTTATCTTCGGTATATCTTCGGTCAGATCCCAACACCGTTGGCACAAGTCGTCGGCCAATATGCCGGTTATCTCACACGTCGATTTCATGCAGCTCCCTATGCTCTCTACGGGCAGCCGTATCTTCTTTATCGTTATCTTCGAGATGCCTTTGCCGTCGCCTAACTTACTGCCCACGTCTGCTCCTGAAGTCGTTGATGTCATCCACTATGGCCCGGTAGGTCAACGGCAGCCACATCAGCCACAGGATCAGAAACGCCACGCTTAGAGGCGTCTCTCCGAGGGTTCCCTCAGCGTAGTCGATCGCGCCCCACATCAGGGCTACCAGCGCCGCCAGATGGGCCATGGTGTTCATTATTTCCGCCTCGCGAACCACTGACTGCCCTGCTTCACGATCTCGTGGTCGCCGTATTCAGCTATGCGTTCCGCCAGGTCTCGCTGCGTCCGAACAGAATCGTCCCAACCTCTAGCGTCTGGGACTACTCTCAGTAGATTGAATGTTCCAGGGAGATTATACAAGTAGCTACGGAGGTCGGTTGGGACGGTCTGCGCCTCGGCCAACGCCGGCGAATCTTCCCCTTCGCCGGCCACGGCTTCGTTGCGCTCCCAATATTGCCCGGCCATCGCCTCGCGTTGCTGGCCGGTACCCCACAGCCGCCCGATGACTTCCTTGGTGTTGTACAGGCCGTAGGCCGTGTGGACGTTGTAGAGCGTCCTGCGCCATGTGGGCGGTCCGTCCGGGGGGATGCGGGGCCGCGTGAATCTGCCGCTGAATTGGCCATGCCAGTCCCAGATGGCCACTGTGACGTTGGTGAATGGGGCCGTCCCAGGTTTGGGCCAGGCGTTCACCATGCAATAGAGGTCGATATTGATCAGCAGTTGGTCATCCAACATGCCTGGGAACTGTGTGGTGAAGATCAGTTCTATGTTCCGTTTCCGGATCATCTGCAAGAACGTCGAGAAGTCCAGGTTTATCCTGGCGTTGGACCGGCGGCGCGGGAACGCCGTGGCCGCTTCGTCCACCAGCACCAGCAGCTCGTCAGCCCAGATGGGGAACTCCATCAGGTCTTCCAACAGGTACGGCGACGCCCACCGGTCTCCATCCGGCCGCAATCCCTCTGTAGCCACGGTGGTGTTGTAATTAGCGGCGATTTTGACGTCTACATTGTGGCGCTCATACGCTGCTTTGAAGAACGCGCCCACTGCGGTCATTGAGAGGGTTTTTCCATAGCCGCGACGGCCGGCCAACATGATTGTCAGCGGCTCGAATTTACCGCCGCCGACCAGTGAATCAGTGGTGATCTGGAGCCGCTCTGAAGAGTTGTAATCAGGGTAGATGTTAAGCGGCCGCCTACCGCCCAACTGCTGCGGGTAGACCTGGAGGTTATTGCGGCGAGGGCGTGTGGCTAAGACCATTACTGCGGTCCCTCACGCTGGCCCGTCCCGTTGGCCTGTGGGCCGCGTCCGAATATCTTATCCATGGGGTTCATCAGGTTGGACTTCCAATTCTGTCCGCCGGTATGGGCGCGTATGGCCTCGTCCCTGGCCTGGCCATTGACACCGATGGATCCGGCCAGCTTCAGGTACGCCACGCGGCTCGGCTCGATACTGCCCCTATGGTACTGATCATCCTCGGTGAGCATGTCGATGATGGCGGCTAGTTCTTTGTCGCTTACCCGGCCCCGCGCCATCAGTTCATCGAAATTACCGGATGCCTGCAACAACTCCTTAGGTAGCTCAAAGAAGCCACTGTCCTCGCTCCCTACGAATAACTCGCCAGTGCCGGCGCGCTTACTGTTGGGAACGGGGCTATTCCCATTGGAATGGCCGTTCTGCCCAGGCTGATGTTCCGGGTAATCGTCCGGCGGCATCTCTTCAAATGTTTCTTGAGCCATGTGTTATTTCCCCATCATCACGTTCATCATCAGGAACATGAACACCAACTCCGCAGCTATGATGCCCAACGGCGCAAATTGCTTCATCCGGCTCCAAGTGTCCTGTTTGGCCGCCATGACCAACGCCAGGCTCTTCTGGAAGCTGTCTTGATACAAGATGGACGCCCGGGCCACTGGTGGCTGGTCGTATTCTTCGCCCTGTTCTTCCTGGGCCGGGTTCGCGAGGTTTAAGAATGTGTGGGTGTAGGGCACGATGTAGACACGCATCTTATCACCGTCTATCTCCACGGCCTCAGTCATGCTCAGCGCGCCGATGGGCGGCTCTTCGTCTGCCGGCTGCGTGATGCGCCGCAGGACACTGAACGCCTTGTAATCGTGGGCGCGGTATTTGGGCGCGAAGTGCCAGCCTGCTATGGCCAGTGGACCGGACGCCATCACCGCCGCGAACCCAATAGCCATTCCCATCTCGCTAGAGCCCTTCAGGCCGATGATCACAGCCAGCAGCAATACAAGGCCAGCCACGCCCGCCGCATACATGGCACCTGACTTCCGCATCAGCCGGAAGTCAGGTATCCAGCGGCAGGTGGAGGGAAGCGTGTCTGCTATCTGTTTGTGGTCGGCGCGGACCCTGAATCCGGTCTGGGTGTAGTCGTCATATAGAACGATATCTTCCCGCCCGATGGACTCGGAATATCTGTCGATTGCGCCTTGGACGACGTCCTGCATCTACCCCACCACCTTCGCGGTCGCTTCTGCTGCTGTGCCCGAGTCCTGCATGACCATCACGGCCATGATGGCGATGATCACCCCGAACCCGAGAGCTATGCCCATGGCGATCTTCTGAGACATCTGAGACATCTCGCCCATATTCTCGTCCCTGGCGCGGCGTTTGCCTTTCTGTATCCATTCCTGGCGCATGGACGAGATCTGCGCCACTTGCTCAACCCATGACAACACCGACGCGATCACGGCGACAGGCCAGGGGTTATCCTCTTCCACCAGCATCATGCGGTTCTCCGACAAAGGACCGATATAAGGAGCCTTCACTGTCAGTAGTTCCTGAATGTTCTCCAGGTCCTGGGGCGCTTCTTTGGCGAAAATCGGGTCGCCTCGGAGTATGTGCAGTTGCTTGTCTTTCGCGTTGACGATGCTTACCGGGTCCGTTTGCTTCTGGTTTACCCAACGGCGTCGGAACGTTCTCCCAGCGCCCAGTATGTATAGATGGACTCGACTCACTGCCGTCACCCCACGTTATAACGATTGGATCAGATTCCCACCAGACCTTCTTCATCAGGCACAACTCAAAGCCTGCCTCATGCCATCTCTCTAGGACGATAGTCCTTAGTAAATATGTGCTAGAAGGCCGAGAAGTGCCATTAAAATACCTTCGGAAAGCATTTTGATGTTGAAAACCCAACAAATGGGCAAAAAGATACTTGGATATGCCAAATTTCTTGATTAAATCGTTAAACACGTGTTCTGCAGCCCCATGGTTCGTCCAGAGCGATGGGCCGTCTGCTGAGCCATAGAACAGCGGAGGAACTGCTGCTCGTTCCAGTGCTTCGGTGGTGGTCATTGGCGGGTAACTACCTCGCTTCCTAACTTGCAGATATTATAAAGATACACCGGCCTGTAGTGTCGATAGCTAACAACGGCTGTTAGTTATTGCAAAGATTTGCAGTTGCAATAACAATAAACTCCAACATGGGAGTTGCTTCAGCATTGGGTCTGATGCTTGCCATCGTCGCCGGGTTCCTGGCGATGGGGCAGGTGTCCGACCTGCAAACAACGAGCAGAGCCCTCACCACGGGAGCTGTCACGAACGTCATGGCTACAGCCACGTTTATGATGCTTCTGGTCGTCGTGGTCATTGGGGTTGGTGCCGTGCTGGGCGCGCTTTCATGGACTATGAGACGCTGAGTTAGACGGCGTCTTATTTAATTTCTCCACTTGGAGGATGAACCATGGACCGAAGAATCCTACTGATCGTCGTCGGTGTTATCACCATCGTCGTCGGTCTGGTGCTGGAAACAACCATTCTCACCGAGGCCGCTTCCTCGGGTTCCAACGCGAACATCGGGAGCTTCTCGGGCGCCCAGGCACTCAATGACCTCGTGCCCCTGATCTACAACGCCGTTGTAGTAATGATCGGTGTCGGCATGATGGCCGTTGGCGGTGCTGGTCTGGCCGGACGCGGACCCGCTGCCTAG